CGGTGAAGAGATTCTGATGCCCAATCTCCCAGAACAAATTATGCATGAGATTCGTCCCCACGCGGACCTGCAGCACGCCACCGGCCATTTCAGGTGGGGTCACTTGCACACTCGACACGGAGGTGCCGGTCACGAAGGTGCCACTCGTGTAGCCCCCCCGGAGGCCGAGTTTGACGGCCGATGCGTAGAACTGCCCGCCCGCGGACAGGCCCTGGCCGACCGCTTCCCGGAGAGCGCTGGTCACGCGCGCGGTGTTCGAGGTCCAACTCATGAGGCCACCGTGGTGGGCAGCGCCTCTTCAGCGTACTGCAGCAGGTAGTATCGGACGCCCTGCGCTCGTCGGCGCAGCGGGGCCAGCACACGGTACAGCAGGCCATCCACTTGCGCGAGCCAGAAGTTCCCGACCACGAGGTCATCGCGGAGCACTAAGAGCGCATCGATGCGCGTCCCCTCCTTGAGGCCGACGCTCGATTCCCGACCCGTGGCCGGTTCGACCCGTCCCCAGCGGATACTGTCCTCCGGGTAGCGCTCGATCGGTGTGCCGCGCCCGCTCACGCTCTTCTCATAACGATAGAGCGTGACCCGCTGATCCAGGAAGCCCGCATCGAGGTAGCCACTCATGCCCCGCGCACCAGGCGATAGGGAGCCAACTGCGCCCGGACTCGCGGTGGGATCTCCGCATCATGGGTGTCGCCGATCCCGCGTCCCGCCCCCGCGAAGGCGTGCGTACTCACCCCACCGCCCGCCGCCACACTCGCGGCTGCCGGATTCCGCTGATGGTACCAGGATGCCGCCACATCGACGATGGCCCGGCTGAGGACGGGCTCGATGCGCGTCGCGTACTGCGGATGCTCTTGGAGGCCGACGTCGGCGGTGATCGTGTAGGGCGGGTTCCCGAACTGGACACCAACCAGGCCCCGGATCACGCCCGTGAGCGCGTCGACCCGGTAGTCGGTGGCTGGGACGGTCGTGCCATCGACATCGACGATCGCCAGCGCGTCGGGGTCCAACGGGTACACGGGCACCAGCAGCCGCCGGACGGCGCGGTCATCCGGTGTCGCCTCATCGATGAAGTCGAGGCACACCGTCAGGATCGGTCGATCGAGCCATGCTTCGACCGTCGCCGTCGCCTGAGCGACCAGCGTATCGAGGAGCGCGTCTTCCGCCGTCGTCTCGATCCGGAGGTAGGTCTTGAGATCGGTCCCCGTGGGGAGACTCATGACACCTCCGGGCACAGCCAGACCGCGAGAAACCGACTCCACTCATCTACGGACGCAAGCACCGGCGTCGGCGTGTCGTGGCCCGCCGCCCGGAACCACGCACTCGCGGCATGCACATAGTCGGGCTCGTGCCAGTCGTCGAGGATGAGCCACCCGCCCGGTCGGACGCGGGCCACGAACTCCCCCATCCGCGCGGCCCGCGTCTTCAGGTCGGCCAGATCGGCCAGCACGGCATCGAATCGGCGAAGCGGCAACGACAGATAGGCGTCGTGCTCCGCGAACCCGGACACATCGAGGCCCTCCAGCTCACATTCTCTCCGAGCGAGATCGAGCCACGGGCGCTTGTGGTCGGTCGTGACCACGGCGCGGCCCGCGCGCGCACCAGCCCACATCCGGAGCGCCGTCGTCGACCATCCCGAGCCGCACTCCAGCACCGTCATCGCCTCCCACTGGTCCAGGGCATCCAGCAGCCAACAGGTGGCGGGCCAGCCCAGCGCCCGCGTCGGCTGGCGCTTGTGCCGCGTGAAATGGCGATCATACGCCTCGCGCAAGGCCGTCGTGGTCGTCATGCGATCCGCGTCATGGGTCGAGGTGATGGCGTGACGTGCGGCACGGCGGGCTCCTGCGCCTGCACGGGCTCGGTGGTGGGCGTCGCAGGATCGGGCCGGATGGCCTGGGTGATCTCAAGCGCGGTGCGCCAGCGGAACGCCACATCGAGCAGATCGAGATAGCGGAGCGCCACGACCGCCTCGTCATGATAGTCGGTCACGTACTGCGCCACCCGCGCGGCTTCCGTCGCACGCCAGGCCGTGTCCACCACCAGCCGCTCGAGGGTACCCACCAACTGATCCTCGGTGTCCGCAAACGTGTAGGGCACCTCACCGATCAGCGCACGGTACGCAGCGGCCACGTGCTCGTCGCCCGCGATGACCGGCAAACCCATCGCGGCGCCCTCGAGCCCGCTACACTGGATGCCGAGCCAGAAGGAATCGAAGATCGCATCACACCCGGCTTTCATGGTCAGCGAGTCCGCGTGCGTCTGGCCTTCGATCAGGACGGGCTCGAGGGCGAGCCCCATCGCCTGCACGCGCTCGACCGCACGCAAGAACACCTCGGTCCCCTTGAGATGGCGCTTGCTGGGACTATGGGCAACCCGGAAGGGGCCAGGGCGGCGCGGTATGCGCTGTCGGAGCGCGCGGTACTCGGCGACCGGCGTGATATTCGGGAGCCAGTGCAGGCCCTCGCCATACTGCAGTAGTTCGAGGTTGCTCACGAGCCGGAGTCCGGCCATCCCGGAATCGAGCTGGTTGAACAGGTCGGGGCCCGGCCGCTCGCGGTACATCGTGCCGTGATGGTGGATCACGGTCTGCGGCTTCCAGTGGTCCCGACTCCGACCGATCCGGGCGGCCGGCCGATAGTCGAGATGGAAATGCACGATGTCGGCCGAGGCCCAGACCGCGTTGAGGGCGGCGTGGTCGCGGTCGAGGTCGTACTGCACGGGGTAGTGGAACGGGTTGCTGTCGTGCGCGCTCCCCAGCACCGCCGCATGCGGCGTCGTGACATTGATCGCCGTGTGCAGGCGTGACGCCACGCCCGCCGCGTCGTAGGAGGTGAGTTGGAGGATGCGGAGCGACTCCCGTGCCCGCGCATGGCCGTCGCTCGCCGTGGCGCCGGTCGTCCGCTCCTGCTCGACCAGCGCAGTCATCATCCGTTGCTGGCGCTTGACCGTCCGCCGCTCACTGGTGTGGCCGAGCCCGCGCTGGTTCGTGAGGGCCAGGGGCACGGCGCGGTGGAACCAGCCCCGACCCCCGTATTGATGCGTGGCCAAGACGCGCCCCTCGCGCATCAACCAATGGTGGCGCCCGTCATACGCGAGCGTGGGGTGCGCCCGCACGAGCCGGGGCTGACCATAGCGCCGACGATAGAGCGTCGGGGTCCGGACCTGCACCCACCCGACATCACCAGGCACCAGCGTGCGCAGCGCGGCGCCACCATGCACGAACTCGTCCGCATCCACGATAAACAGCATGGCGTCCGGGTACGCGCGACTGGCGGCCTGCAAAAGCGCCGTCCGCTTCACCTCCTGGTCGGACCAGCAGGGGCCCGGCATCGGGACGCTGAAGCAGGCCACGGGACACCCGGCGAGCCACGCCCTGAGACCATCCGTGCTCTCGCCGGTCTTGCCGGTCAGTGCGTACGGTCCATCGGCCACGACAAGCGCGTCCACGTGCGGGAGCCACGACGGCGCAGTCTGCTCCAGCGCCGGGAGGTCGTCCCAGATATTCAAGCAGGCCACAACCTGTGGCTGGACGAGCGGCGGCGGCGTGGTCGTGGTCCGGAGTTCACGGCCCGGCGCGTGCCACCAATCGGGCGGCTCCGCAAGGGGCGCGGCGAGCCCGTGGGCGATGAGCTTCCGCGCCACGCGCTCGGGCATGGAGTAGATCACACCCGTCTCCCGGATGACGCCGTTCGCGCGATGGCGCTTGCGCGCCTGAATCACCATGTCCATAGAGGCTGGGGCGGGGCTCGAACCCGCCCAGCGGGCCATATCGTCCCTCAGCCTGTCCCTGCGCCTACGAGGTTACGTCGTCACCCAGTATCACGGATGGCGAGAACTCGAACCCCTTGGCTGCGCCCGTCGACTCGAAGGAGTACGTCGAGGTCGGGATCTGCAGACCACCCGCTCGGACGAAGAACCGATACGCGGTCACGTCGTCGCGGAATTTGTAGTGAATGCTGCTTTCCATCGTGATCTCGCGCCTGGCCACGGTGGCGTAGTGGGCAGGATCGATGAGGGCCAGATCGCCAGCCACACCGAGCTGGCTCATGAGGTGACTCCAGACGAGCGGGAACCCGAGGAGCATCGCGCTCGGGGCGCTGCCCAGGTTTTGCAGGTACGTCACGTGCGAGCCACTCGACAGCTCCATGCCCAAGATTTCCGGGATGGTCGAGGGGTTGGCGATCCAGAACGTACCCGGCCCCATCGTGGAGCGCGAGAGCATGGCGAGCACGTCGGCCACCACGATGTTCTGCGACGTCTGGCGGTTGACGGTATAGAGCGCCCCGTTGTTGGTATGGAGTGCGCCCAGGGGCTCACCCGTGCCATCGCCGCCGATCGTAACCGACTTGTTGATGCTGTTGGCGAGATCGCCACCGACCGCCTGCCGGAGGACACTCGTCCACTGGCCGGTGTAGTCGTCTTCCAGGGTCTCGTCGCCCGCCTCCGTGTAGGCCGCCCACTTGTAGGCGGTGACGATGCGCTGGCCAATCTTGGGCTCGTGTTCCGGCTTCTCCGTCGTCTCGTCGACAATGCCGGTTGCCGAGATGCTGGAGAGCGGCCGCGTGTCGGTCACGACGTCCTGTTTCAGGTACGGGATGCGGACGGTGCGCCCCGGACACGGATAGCGCGGCGCCCGCTCGAAGAGCCCGTTCTGCACGATGCCAGCGCCCACGAAGATGTCGGCCGCTTGCGTGAGCGGGAGCAGGAACTCGCCGCCCGAGGCATCACTGGCCGTGCCGACGAGGGCACGGGTCTGGTGGTAGTCACGCAGGGCCCGATGCGCCTTCTGCTGCGCCTCGGTCCAGGGCCGCGCCTCGGGGCTGGCGCGCCTGGCCAGCGCGAGGATGTAGCGACCCGGTGAGCCGAACGCCTTGACGGCGCGCTCGCTGACCGCCTGCAGGTCATCCTCCCGCGCCTGCTCCTGCGCGTGGGATTCGGGTGTTGGCAGGGTAATGTGGCCTTCCGCGGCCCGCTGTTCGAGTTCCTTCTCCTTCGCTTCGCTGACGGCCAAGGCGCGCTGCTTCAGCGCCTTGATGTCCTCGACGCGCTTTGTCACTTCGTCCAGCGTTAGCTCCTTCGACGTGTCCGCCAGCTCGGCTTCGAGCACGGCGGCACGACCAAGGAACTCGTTTGCTTGGGTGTTTTTGATGTCAGACATGGTAGTCAATTCCTAGTGTAGCGGCGGCAAGGGCGCGTGCCCGTTCCGCCTCGGTGGCAACCCGCGTTCCCGCGGGACGGCCATCGTCGGACTGTGATGCAGTGGCCTCGGGGGTGCTCGACGCGGCCCCCGGTGCGACCTGATCCGGGTCGTCGGAGTGACCAGGCAAGCGCGCCACACGGGCGCGCACGTCATCGGGTGAGAGCGTCGCGACGAGCGCATCGAACAGCGCCCACGCGGCGTCCGGATTCTGGCGTACGGTGTCCACGTCCGCGCCAGGCACGGCGGGCCGTGGGGTGATGGTGAACTCCTCGAGCTCGACTTCGAGATACCGCTCCGCGCCATCGGCGGTACGTTCGTCGCGACGCACATAGCAGCCGATGCTCAAGCCCACGGCGCCCTTGGCGCGCAGGATCGCGCTCAGGTACTCCTTGGTCCGTCGGCCGTCCTCGGTGTCGTAGAGGTCCGCGCTGATCAGCTCCTCGTTGCCACGGGTCTCGGCACTCCGGACCACGCCGACATGCGAGCGCACGCCGTACTCGTGGCCGTACTGCCCGGCGGTAAAGAGCGCGACTTTGCCAGCGGCGACCTTGGACTGTTTGGTGATGTCGAGGCAGCCTGTCGCCCAGATCGTGTCGAACGCATCCGCCTGCTCGTACACCAGCCCCACGCCCACCAGGCGACCGCAGACGCCTTCAGGGAGCGCCTCCTCCCGGAGCTCTTGAGGTGCGAAGACGCGCTGCACTCGCCGGTGTTCGCGTTGTGTGGTCGTCGCTGTCATCATGGCCTCATCGCGTCATGGTGGCTGGTCAGTCGTAGAGCAGTGTACACCGGCAGTTGGCGATTTCACCAATG